GCCGGTATCGGCCATGGTGGGACCTACGCCGGAGTTGTCGGTGAAGATGGCGGCGACCAGGGCAGAGATCTTGCGCAGGCCGGTGTTTGCCAGCTCGCGAGCGTAGGCGACCAGCTTGCGGGTTTCGTCGCGATCGATCAGCTCCAGGGTAAGCGGGATGTAGCCGCCGTACTTGGTGAATGAGGCGGTTTCGGGGCTGTCGCCGATGGCCAGTTCAGTGTACTCCGCGCCTTCGGCGATCGTGGGGAGAGCGCCGACGCTGCCAACAAGCGTGCCGGTGATAGATTGCAGGCTGGTGAAGTGTTCCTGTGTCGAAACCTTCTCCCACCAGTCATAACCGGCGCGGCCTAGAGCTTCCCACTGGTTGACGACGATCTTGTTGAGCGCGTTCTTGACCAGGCCGGTGAAGTCGGCGGTGGTGGCAAGTTGGGTGCGCTCGGGGTAGTAGCCGCCGTGGAGGTTGTAATCGCCGGTGAGCAAGTGGTAGGCCTCGCGGATACCACTGAGGCGATGCACCTGGATGGAGCGGTTTTTGTCGTCGCGCGGGATGCCGAACAGATCATTTACCGCGAGTTGAAGCTGATCGGCGTTTGAGAACATGCCGCGAAACTGAGGAGCGCCCTGGACAGACTGAGGGCCGGAAAGATCAGAAACCAGCTTACGGGCAGACTCGATGGCTGCCGTCAGCTCGGGGGCTTCGAAGACGCGGCCAGTGAATTGCTGGCGGACGTGATCTTGCATAGCGGGGGGCAGGTTGGATGAAGCAAGGCCGGCGTCCAGGAGATAGGTACACATTTGAGCGCGGATAGCTCGGGTTTGCTCTGCCTGGCGTCGGAGCTCGTCCTGCTCGCGTTGGGTCGCGAGCAGGGCTTGCATGGCGGCGACGTCGGCTTGGATGGCGGCGATGTCGGGATTTTGGGCAGGCGGTTGGGGTTCGGCTGCCGGGTTGGGATTGGTTGGGGACATATTACCTCCAAATTGAGAATTTAGTGCACGAACAAACTCTCCTCCTCGTGCGGGATTATAGACAAGACAGATTTCATGGATACGCAGGATGTCTTCGACATTGCGCCCGGTGGCCGTGAATTCGAGGTCGGCGGAAAAGCCGATTGCAGGGCGGGAGTTGGGATCCATCGCGCAAATAATACGGCCTAGCTCCTCTACAATATGGCCGCCGGGGGGCATGGTTTGTAGAGTGAGGTGGATGCTGTTTTCGTCAGCGTTCCAGGTTGGATCAGTGAAGATGCCGGCGAAGTCCTTGACTGAATGTGGGGAAAAGTATGCGTGGTCTATCATGCAGTTGGCGTTATCCCAAAGCGGCAAGGACTTAGAAAGGCAGGCTGAGCTGAAATTCCAGCCGTTGCCGTTGCCGGAGGATATAGCTACACACTCGAAGCGGCCAGCTTCGTTGACTGTGGCTGGGATGGAGAAAATTGATCTATATTCTTTGGCCATAGGGATCCTTTATGGGTGGCTGGATATTTGGAACGGGGTCGAGAGTTGGAGTTTCCTGGCTGGCGCGGGCGAGCATGTCTTCGACGTTGACGACTTCGCCGGCGAAGCGATAGGCCAGGCGGAGCAGCTCGGCCTTATCTATGGCCTGGATGCGGTAGAGTTGGGAGAAGGCGGCGACAGCCTGGTTAGCGGCAGAGGCAAGAGAAGCGTTGTCGCGGCCTGAAATGTCGGCTGCATGTACCTTAAGCTGGGGATGGTTTGGCAGGTTGTGATATACCAGATTGCGATTATGGATCGCGACCAGGGCAACGGATTCGATCAGCCACATGAAAAATTCTTGCCTTTGCTCGAAGTGGCGGTAAGTGGGGCCGCCGGCGGCTTCGGCGGTGGTGCGGGTGGCCGATTCTGGTTCGGCGAGGAAGTGAAGGGGAACGCCGCAGCCGACCGCGATAAATTTCTTGATGGCGAGGCCGTCTTGCATGGCTTCGAAGGTATCTAACTTGGGATGGATAACGTCCCATTCTTCCTCTGTGTCGCAAACTAGAATTGATCCGGGTGAGGGAGGGTTGGCGTTGAGTTCGGCTTGCCGCGCCAGGCGATCGGCCTTTGAGTTGTATTTGCCTCTGACTACATAATTGAATACCTGCCTGAAACGGTTTAGTCTGACGCGGTCTTCGAGCCAGGCTGCATAACGGGTAAGCCACTTGAGCATAGGGGCCAGGTCAGATTCGCCGAACAGCGCGCCGACAGGTCGGTTGATGGCAAAGTGCATGATGGAGGGCTGGTTGAGTGGTGTGGAAAGATTGAAGGCTGGATAGGGGCGGGTTTCGAGCAGGGATTGGCCTTCGAGGACGTGAAAAGTGGTTTCCTGTTCGATGTCGTTGTCTGCGGTGTCAATATCTTGTACCTGGATGGATGGGATGGCGCGGGTATAGGTCATGCCGGAAGGATCGGTAGAAAGCAGGATGAACAGATCGCCGGAGCGGGTGAGCTCGTCGCACCATTCACGGGTGCGGATGTCCAGGTTGTTGAGGGGATGGGTCCAAAATTCTTGAATAAAGTTGTGCGTGGCGGTGTGCTTGCATTCGATGGTAACGCCGGAGCCAATGATGTATTGCGTGGTAAGTGAGACTATGCGGCGGGCAAGGGGGTTTTCGCGCCAGGCTTCGAGACTGCGTTCGAGGACGTCGCGGCGATCGTAGGTATAGCGATCGCGGGGATAAGTGCCTGATTGGGTGAGCAGGCGATCGCGGGCGTCGTCGAGCGCCTTGACAGCCAATGCTACATGACGTTTTATGGTCTTGGCAAACAGGCGATCAAATAGATTCATCAGTAACCCTCCCGGTCAATTTCGGCCAGTGGATCGGGGCGTTGAATGATGTGGGTGGGTAGAGTTACGGACCAGTCTTGATCGTCGAGGTATGTAACCAGCGCCAGGGACGTGATCCAATCGTCATTTACTAAGTTGCCTGAAGTGTCGCGCGTGCCGTTGGGGACTGCCCAATGAATGGTTTGGTGCAGGCCGATTTCGTGGGTGCAGTGTTCAAGCTGATGGACAAATTCTAACTTTTCGGGGGTGTTGTCTACGTGGTCTTTCAGCCGGCCAGAGTCAATGAGTGCAATAATATCCCAACCCATCTTACTTTTTACCTGGGATGTGATGATGATGGGGATCACTTTTTGGGGGTAGGTATGAGATAGAAAAGATGAAAGGCCAGTGCCAACACCTGTAGAATCAATAACAATGTAACGAATATCCCAGTGGTCAATGATGGCGCATAGTTGGTTAAAGATGGTGGTGTGCCTGTCGCCGGTCCAGGATCGGCGGTGGACGACATGAAAGGTGGGGGCGGCAATGAGCTTATCGGATAGAGTGGAGAGATCGGCTTCGACGATGGTAATGGTCGTCGAATTTCTGGTGGTTGGTGTGCTGCCTGGTTTAGCGGTGGCCGACTCTTCTTCACCAGCAACGTCGATCAAAGCCGCGTAGGATGATCCGGGTTTGGGGTTGAGCTGGGAAGTGTGGGCGCCGTTCAGCAGGGCGCGGCGTGCAGGTGGGAACATTGAGCCTTCGGCGTCTATTTCCTCGCTGAAGAATTGAGTGCGGATGAGGGGATGGCTTCTGCCGAGCTTTGCGATTTGATCGGCGACAAACTGACCATAATTAGGGACTTCTGCCGCGACGTTGTCGGCGGTGAGGATGAATACGCGCCTGATACCATCGGCTTCTTCGGCCAGCAGAGCGGCGCGCATTTCGCGAGCCAGAAGGGTGTGAGATGTCCAGGATGTGCCGAAAAGGGCGCGGGTGGCGTTGGTGGAGGCTGCCATAGGGAGAATGTCTTTATCGTATTTTGAGATTTGGATGTCCTGGGCCTCGTCAATTTCGAGAAGGACGTTAGCCGTCGCGCCGACGATGTTGGCAGTTGGGGAGCCGGAAAGAAAGGTCATCCTGGCAGAGCCAAATTTATAGATATACCCTGACTCTTTGCTCCAATGATCGCGAGTGATCAGATTGCGGGATAGGACGCGTTCGAGCCGGCGCATGGCGTTGAGAGATTGAGGTTTCCAGGTTGGGGAAATCTTGACGATCTCGGCGAAGGTTTGGGAGAACAGGGTTAGCATATAGGTTTCGATCTGGGCCTGGAGTTCATTTTTGCCTGATTGACGTGGAAAGATAATAACGAACGTCAAGCCCAGGTGGTGAATGACTGAATTGATTATGGCTTGTGCGACCTGGATTTGGTAAGAGCGCAATTTCAGCCCGGAGGCGTGTTGGGTGAATAGCGGCATATCGCGTAGGAGCTGCTTTATGAGTTGGGTTAAGTTTTGCATTATTCATCATGGACTCAGAAGTGCTTTTAGTAACGCGATAACGGATAGAAGCCCTCCACCAGCTGCGAGGGAAACAAGTAGCCTGAATTGAGTTGAGGATGCGGACAGGTCTCGGATGCGGGTCTCGAAGTCTGCGGCCTGTTTTTCGAGCTGATCGAGGCGGGTTTCGAACAGACGGGAATCGGCTTTGAGCAGATCAACGGCGTGGGAAAATTGCTCAGCGATCAGAGCGGCAGAGTCATCAGGCATTTAACCCCCATTCTTGAGTAACTTCGGTGATGGCTAACTCAATTTGACGGTTGATTTCGGATATGGCGCCACACTCGGAAGCGACGGGGCATGAGTGGCAGAGGTGGAGGGTAGATTTTAGACGCCGGACGGCAGATTTGAGGTGATGAGCTGCCTTAAGTGCGGCCTCGGCGTTGGCGATCACTGGACAGGCGGTG